GGAGCTGGTGAGAAAACACGTGCGTTTCCTATATTGTTCATCGACAACGACCTACGAGATCGAGATTTGTACGATTATGAGCCAGGAAACGATGATGTACACTTCTATCGTACCGAACAGGAGATGCTTTCTCGTATTGCCGAATATGCGCTTTGGGGCAAGGTCGTAGGTGTTGTTCCAATTATCTGCGCATATAATCTCATGTTCGATTTGCAGCCGCTAATGCAGGAGCTCGATGCTCAGTACGACATAAAGGTTAACGCTCAGAGCAGCACTAATGTTTACACTGTAGACCTATACGAGCAGGACACCGAAAACATGGTTCTGCGTTTCTGGGATACGTATCATCTTGAGATGCGCGGACTGGCTGCGATGGGAGAGACGGCTGGACTTCCGAAGGCTATTGGGGACTGGGATTATGACCTTATAAGAACTCCTGATACACCGCTTTCTGATGAAGAACTTTTCTACGCAGGACGAGACACGCAGGTTATTCCAATGTACATTCGCTACCTGTTGCATTCTAACGAGTGGATGAAACAGAGCGACCTTGGTAATCGCGTACTGACAAAGACGTCAATAGTTCGTCAGATGGCGCGTCGCGAGATTGGAACGATATATGTCAACAAACAGAATGGCAAGAGATTATCGCTTGACAAGGCATTCGTCAAACAGTGTCTTGCGCAACGCCCAGATACGTTCGCTCAGTACGCTTTACGCAAGGCATGTTTCAGGGGCGGATTCACTTTCACAACGTTGTGTCTCTCGATGTTACGAGTATGCACCATACGTTCATCAATGGTCGTTACGTGCCGGAGAATTTTCAACTGGTTTCAAATGATGTTCTATCGCTCATTTGTAGGCAGATACTTTCTGTTTCGGTAGATGATGCACTGGCACATTATGAGCGACCATTTAAGAACGCAATTCATGCAAGGATAAAGTTCAAGAATCTTAGGATGAAAAAAGGAACGTGTTTTGACGAATGTGGAATAGCGCTTGAGCCGACGTCAAAGTTTAAGCGTGAAGTTGAGTCTGGAACTGACGTAGGCGAGGACCCAAGAAATGTTGCTCAGGAGAATGTAATTCGAGAATATGGATGGTACGACACGATTAAAGGCGGAGTATGCGCATTCGGAAAGATGTATGAAGCACAAGAATGCATAATGAACGTGTCAGAGCTTGAATTGTGGTGCATGGGGCAAGTGTACGAATGGGATTCTCTGGAGCCGCTATTTGGAGAAGCAACTGGAAAGTTTCGTAGACCTCCCGATTTCGTGACAATGCAAAGCAACGAACTTTTCGAGATGAAGAGTAAGGCAAAGTTCATCAGTAAGCATTACAATCAGGGCGAGCCATATACGTACAATCTCAGCGGTATACCAGATGGCATTGCAGAGGAACTGCGAAATGGAACGTGTGATCCGCAATTCTTTGAGAGTTGGTACACTGGTACTGTAAAGGGTATGTTCAACGGTATCTATGGGACCATGGCGCAGGACGTTTACAAGCCGTCATACAAAGAAGTGAATGGAGAGCTGGTTGTAGATGATGAATCAAGAACAACACCAGAAAATTGGGACGAAAAGAACGATTTGTCCACGCTCCGTGTCCTTTACACATATGGATTGCGTATCGTGGGTGGCTCACGGATGCATATGATCATATCAATGGAACTGCTCTACAAAGCGATGGGAACTCGTGTCCGTGTGTTGGGTGGGGACACGGACTCGATGAAATGTAGCTGTGACGACGATGTTACGGATGATGAACTGGCGCAAGCGTTGGAGCCTATCGCGAATGCAAGCAAATCAGCGATTGACATGTCAATGCAAAGACTGCGTAAGAACTGGCCCGATAAGGCATCAATGCTTAAGGGAATTGGATCGTTCGATATCGAGAATCGAGGGCACCACTACACAGACCACTTGGAGCTATGGAACAAGTGTCGCGTGAGCTGGGACGGAAAGGCGCACGTTACATGCGCAGGACTTCGCAGACCTATAGGAACCATCAATATCGAGACGGCAATAAATGCATTTGCGGCAAAGTATCCAATAGAATACGTATTGCAGAAGTGCATGGGCTACAACGTCTGCGTAATGCCAAGCGTATCTCACGCGCTGGAGCATCACAAGCCAGCTGCAACAGATACCATAGACTGTGACGTCACGGATTGGCAGGGCACGACGCGACACGTAAGGTCGCACCAATCCACGGCATTGTATCCAGCTGCAAGGTGGCTCGGCGAGACATTGAAGTTCACCAATGCTTCTAGTGTTGAATATCTGCGCTCGCACTATGGGCGCGTTGTAGATACAACAATGAGGTACATCGGCACTGACGGAAATAGTGTGTGGGTAAAGGAAGAGACTGGAAACGGACTTAGCACGATTATGGAGGTTGAGATATAATGGATGCTTGGAGTGAGCATGAAGGAGAGCGTCGTAGGCGTGAAGCTAGGCGCGATATTATATCTAGGCTTATGATAGCATTATTTTTGTTTATTACTCGTATTGTGATAATCGTATTGGTTATATATGCTGTTTTGAAGCTAGTGGGTGTGCTCTGATGACAAAGTATTACGATTGGGAAAAGACGCTTTCTTACGATGCAGATGTGACAATGGTAATTGGAGCTCGTGGCATGGGCAAGACATACGGCATAAGAAAGCAGTTCATCAACGACTACATAAACCATAATTGGAGATTTGTTGAGGTTACTAGATATAAGAATGAGCTTAGTGGAGTTTCTGATGGCTATTTCAATCGAGTTGGAAAAGAGAACGAATTCGACGGACTTATATTTAAGACTGATACGCGATATGCGTACATCGCCGAAAAGCCTGATGAAGATGAAAAGAAGCCTGATTGGCATACGTGCGGATATTTCGTCTCGCTAAGTGATGCACAGAGATTGAAGAAGAGGACGTTCGACAATGTGCGTAGGATTATGCTAGACGAGGCTGTCCTAGAAAGAAGTGATAGGTACCATAGGTATCTTCCCAACGAGTTTGGAATATTGGCTAACTTGGTAGATACAGTGTCTCGTGAGAGAGCCGATACCGCTGGAACTAAACCTAGGGTATATCTTCTCGGCAATGCCTGTGACCTAGCAAATCCATATTTTGCTGCGTATCACGTTGGAACAGACTTGAATTTTGGTTATCGTTGGTATGCGAACAAGACGTTTCTTCTGCATTATGTCGAGCCTGGCGAATATGGGCGTGAGAAAGCACGTAAAACTGTTGCAGGACGAATGATGTCCAATACAGAGGTCGGAAAGATTGCAATGGGCAACGAATTCATTCATGCTAACTCAGAGTTCGTCAGACCTAAGACAAAGAAGGCTAAATTCTCGTTCGGTATAGTATGTAATGGATTCAGGTACGGGATATGGCTAGACCAAAGTGAGGGTTATTATTACGTAACTAGTCAAATTCCACGGAACACTGGAAAACCAGTATATTCGCTTACAAGAGATGATGCTTCAATAAACTATGTGGCTGCTAATCGACTTAGTGGTACTATGCGATACGTTCAGGACATGTATTATTTTGGGCTTCTCAGATACGAATCAGAGGAAGTAGAAGTGCGGTTCGGTGACGTGTTGCAGATGTTTGGGGTAAGATGATGAAAGCAGGCTACGTATACATTGCGTTCGCCGATAACGGGTACGAGTTTGGCAATCCCAAGCACGAGGACTCAATATTAGGAGTGTTCACGGAAGAGGTATATGCCGAGCTGTTCCTTTTTGACAAAGGGTTTCAGGACAGGGATTCCGAGGGCTTCTGGCGAGGACGCGAGTTTGCATGGATTGAGCGTCATGAGATTTGCGATTCCTATATAAACGAAAGGAATATATAATGGCAACATGCGGAGATTGCATTAAATTCTGCAAATGCTACAATTATAATGCGCACTTGCAGATGCTCAATGAAGACAATGCGATTTGCGATAGATACGAGGAATGCATAGAGCATCCAAAAAGATACATGCACAATGGCATTGAGTGTTTCGCCATAATTGAAGCCACACTGTCGCCTAGAGAGGTTATAGGCTTCTACAAGGGTTGCATACTAAAGTATCTGTGGCGAGAGCATGACAAGGGAGGTTATAAGGACTTGCAGAAGGCGGAGCAATATTCCAAGCGGCTTAACCAGTTCTGTGCTACAATTGGTTTGTCGGGTGACGTTCCGCAAGATGCGAGTACGGAGAGTGCGGCAGATACGGATTGATTTCCGCGCACCTTCGGCTAACCCTATCAGTTGTTTCAGCGGATTGCGGTTTTCGTTCGTTCGACGTATAATGTGGCTAGGCGCTGCTATGCAGTTGCCTAGCCGCTTTGTTATATAAAGTCATTACGCAGAAAGGAGCAATTGTATGGCAGACGATAATAGTGGCGAGGTAAGGCACGACGAGGAAGAGGAAGTTAGTGGCAGCGACTCTGGCACTGAGGATATCGGTCGTGCAGAAAGTACCGACGAGGGGCAGACTGTTCGCGATGTAGATTTCGACACCAGTGACATTGACTCACGACTCGATTCCATCGAGCAGATGATGCAGCGTGTTATTGGCACCATGACGAAGCTCTCAGACGCGCAGTCTGTGCTAGTTGATTCTGGTGCAGTAATTGATACCGCTGATGAAGACCCTTCAGATGATGACGGTATGAGCGCATCCGCTGTTGATGACGTTCTCGACCTTCGAATTGACGATTAGAAAGGTTATTAGACATGGCAACTGACAATGCAACAATTCTTCAAGATGTATGGCTTCATGGAACCAACGATTTCCAGCAGCGAGTTCCTGACCCAACCCAGACTAGCATCGACGCCACTATGAAGGCGCTGTTCGATCCTATGAACAGGCAGTTCTATAATCAGTTCCTCGATGCGCTCGTCATGCGAATCGGCGAGACGTTCGTGCATCAGCAGTCCTACCGCAATCCTCTTGCAGTCTTCAAGAAGTCTAAGATGATGTATGGGGATACGCTTCAGGAGATTATTCCTAAGTGGATTCGCGCGCATTCCTATGTCGATGATGCCGAGGACGTATTCAAGATGGCGCGTCCAGACGTCGCAACTTGGTACCACTCCCAGAATCGCCGTGACCGTTACGACATTACCGTTAACGACACGGAGCTGCGCACTGCGTTCACCGAGCAGTATGGATTGAATCGTCTCGTTGCGAGCATTCTTCAGGTTCCAATGAACAGCGACGAGTACGACGAGTACCGTATCATGATGCAGCTCATTGCTTATTATGAGAATAAGTGGGGATTCTATAAGCATCATCTTACGGCGACTCCAACCAACGACGCAACTGGCAAGGAGTTCCTTACTGCGGTTCGTTCCTATGCCGGCAAGCTCACGTTCCCCAATACCGTGTACAATTCGCGTCAGATTAAGGACGTGCCCATCTTTGTCAAGCCGACTGAGCTCGTACTGCTCATTACTCCTGACGTTCAGGCCAACATCGACGTAAACACTCTCGCTTCTGTGTTCCAGCTCGATAAGGCTGACATTAAGTATCGTACCGTGCTCGTTGACGAGTTCCCGATTCCTGATTGTGTCGCACTTCTCACTACCGAGGACTTCTTCCAGTGCCGCGACACCGTGTATGAGACTACGAGCGCATATAATCCAAAGACGCTTGGTACCAACTACTTCCTGCATCACTGGGGAATCTACAGCGTCTCACCGTTCGTTCCCGCAATCATGTTCACTACTGGTGCTGGTACTACCGTGGCAACTGTCACGCAGAATGTCACTGGCATGACTGCAACCATTGCGAATGCCACTCCTGACAAGGGTGACGAGGTTGCAATCACTGCAAAGCTCACTGGTACTCTCGACCCTGCGAATGTCGATGGAATCAAGGTCGCTCCAAATGCTGCTACCTACGAGACTTCCGTTGCTGACGCATCTGGTAACGTCGTAACTAGTCCGGTAACTCGAGTTGACGAATATGGCGTACTTCACGTCTCTAGTAAGCTCGATTATGGTGATGTTATAACTGTCAAGGTTACTAGCACCTATGTGAATCCGTCTGACGAGACGAGCGAATTCACTGCATCCGTTACTGCAACGGTTACCGCTCCAATGTAATAGCGATACCATAGCCACGAACTGGCGCATCAGTATTCTTGCCTACTGGTGCGCCCTTCCTATAGAAAGGAGGTAAGATGGACTTCTCACATTTGGAGGACACCAAGTTTCCAAATCTAGAAACCGCTTCTCCATACGCTCTAAAGAACACATTTGACTACACGCGCTGGGTTACAAATACGAAGGTTCATCTTGTAAACGTTCTGTGGAACGATGATTATAGCAATGTAGTTAAGTTCAATGATGATGCCGCTAGGGATGCGTGGTTCGATGGTATCTCCGATTCCTATACGCTCACGCTCAAAAGTAACGCAAGAATTGTCCCAGATGGCACAATCAAGTTGCCGCTACCATATGACGTTGCTGCGCGTTATAACTATCTATATATCGAGATTCCTCTGGCAACATCACGAGAACAGTTCATTCAGAACGAGAACGATTCTGGTGTTCGTCGCTGGTACTTCTTTGTTGGTGATGTGTCTTATTCTGCTCCTAACACTACAATCGTTGCTATACAACCTGATGTATGGACTAATTTCATTGATAGCTCTCGTATCACTTACATGATGCTTCAAAGAGGACATGCACCAGTTTATGCTTCTGATACTGATACGTATCTTGCTAATCCTATTAGCAATAATCGTTATCTGCTTGCTCCAGATGTGAACTACGACGATTCGAGCGTAGTTCGAGACTCAAAATATGTTCCGTTCGGAAACGGCACTAAGTACGTGTGCCTAGCAAGCACTGTAGGATACAGTCAGATTCAGAACGGAGAAAGTGGAGTAATCCATAACGGTCCTAGTTTTACGAATCCTACGTTCTCTAATACAAGTGATTGGTATGGCAATCAGCTTCAAGTGAATGGATATCAATTCGGTAACGGAAAAGATATGTCTAATCTTAAGGCTTGCGTGAATCCATATAACAGACCTGGAAACATCGTGCCGAGTTCGCTTGACGTATACGCTTTTCCAGCGAGAGATGATACTTTTATCGCCGACGTGATGAACCAGTCGCCAGCTTTCATGCGCACGGTTCAGGCTATGTTCATAGTTGACGAGAGTATGATTTCACTTGGTGCTAACATTTCGTTCTGCGGGCATTCCATGTGGTTCGTCACTGGTAGAGAGTCCACTCTCGGAAACTACGAGCTCGATAAGGGAATGTTCAGTTTCGACTCTGACGAGCAGCGATTTGCCAAGCTGTTCACGTATCCATACTCTCGTATCGAAGTTTCCGATAACTCTGGAAAGACAGTTGAGGTCCGAATAGAGAACACTGGAAAGATTGGCATGAGGTTGCTTACAAGCGTAGCATTTCCAGTGCTCGATTTTCGCGTGTTACTCACCGGAATCAATGGAGTAGGTTCACAGTCTTATACATGGCGAAACCTTGGCAACGACGAGCTGAACAAGCTGATGCCAAACGGAGACTGGGACAAGCTGACGTTCGAGCTTGGAATTCCAACATATTCAATATATATGGATTCCGAGACGGCATACATGCTCGACAACTACAGCAAAATACAGAATGCACGAGAACAGGCACTCACTGCATATCACAATTCGGTACGCTCTGCTAACTCAAGCAACACAAACTCAAAGGCACTTGCATCAACGGCAAACTCAAATGCGAACGACTCCGCGAACACAGCGCAGACGAACTCGAACGCGATGGCTGGAACAACAAAGACAAACACGGTTAACTTCGCTAGTGCCAACTACTCGAACACCGGCCTTACCATGACGGCGAACACGGCAAATGCCAATGCTGCTAACGCGACGTCTTCTAACGTCATGACCGAGACGAACACAATGGCGCAATGGGACAACAACGACGCAAACCTAATCATACAGACTACGACGAGAGAAGATAATGAGGTAACAACATCCACTACAGCTAACACAGCAGAAGAAAACAAGCAGACGTCAGTCGCGTCAGGCGCAGTGTCAGGAGCTATGGCAGGTGGCGGCGGAGTAGGAAGCGCAATAGGAGCTGCGGCAGGTGGTGTTCTTGGATACGTGACCAGTTCTATTTCGGCAGATTGTGCAACTGCTAACTCCACAATCATCACTCAGGCAAACAGCTCTGTAGCAGACGCAACCACAAATG